TTTTGATATTGACCTAAGGTAATTTCATTTAATGAATCAGGAACTATTAAATTTACTTTCATAACTTATTATCGTTAAAGTTGTTGTTTTGTTGTTAGTTAAAATGAACGTTGTATGTTCCCTGATTTGGTCTGCCTATTAAATCCCATACAGCGTAACCTATTGCGTCTAATGCATGGTTATAATCATCAATAGGTGTTTGTGACTTTTTATCGTGCCAAACGTAGTTGTTAATCTCTTTAACTATATTAATACTGTCTGGGCTTATAATCAATTCATAGTCCTGCATTAATGCTATCCTATCAACTATTTTAGGTTTATCAATCCCTCGAATGTTTAAGCCTCTACTTCTTAACTCCTCAATCAATCTAGGTTCTGCACTATCTGCAATTATTAACCCTCGATGACCGCAGTAACGATTGTTTTCGATATAAATATCGCTTGTGGTTAACTTTGGTTTGTAAAGTAATTCTTTGCAGTAAATACGTTTGTTTGTTTTATCTATTGATATTTGAATTAAAGTTGTAGGGTCAACACTAAAACCGAAATCCTGACCGTATGCCGTAAGGTTTTGTTCTGTGAAGTTATCAATGCGCCAATTAGTAAAAACAACTCCCTCTGCTTTATCTAGCCACCCACCTAATATTTGATGTTTGTATTTCTTTGGATTGTTCTTTTCGATGTTTAGTACTTCATCGATAAATGACTGGTCTAAGTGTTTAATGTTATCACGGTAATCGGTATGGATATAAGTTACATCATCTTTGATTCCATTAAATCTTTCAGGGATTCCTTTTGATTCAAAAAACCTTTGGTAAATCCAATGTTCTTTAGTTGATGGATTAAGTATTAATATTATTCTGTTCTGTTTTCCCTTTTGCCGTATGGATAGGTTTATTTTATCGAATGTTGCTTCGTCGGTAAGTTCTTCAGCTTCATCTAATATCCACGTTGTAACGCCTTGTAATGATTTAAGGTTAGCTGTTTGGTCGCCTGATGAAGTCTTTAAACCTCTAAATATAATTTCGCTTCCGCTTTCCTTATTTATTATTTCTGATTTGTTTATTTGAAAAAAATCATTTATTTCTAACAACTCTATTTTTTCTTTAAATTCAGGTATAATTGAAAGGTGCGCAGATGTCATTGTTTGACGTGTAAATAGTATTTTATGTCCTTTTTCAAATGACAAAAGGCTGGTAAACCTACCAACCTCAAAAGATTTACCACTTCCTCTACCACCAGTCAAGACAAAGTATCTTGTTTTATTTCCTAATTCATTCCACTTCTTTTCGTGCCTCTTTATCATAAATTTTAGATATATCAAAGGTTTGATTTTTATTAGTATTCTCACTTTCGATAAACTGCATAGATAATTTTTTTAGTTCTTCAGGCGTGCTTATCAATTTCATTAAAGCCATTTGCAAAGCTGGAGCGTCTGATTTATACCACTTTGAACGCATTGAGGTTTTAATATGAGTTTTATTAACTGATATTAAACTTTTTAAAGTGTCCAATTCGTCCGAACCATCAGGAAAGAAATCGTAAAAAGTAGAACGGGAACAAGGAAGAAAGTCTGGAACTTCATCCATAAAGAAGAGCTTGTGCTTAACTATCACTTCTTTTGCTTGTTCAAATATTTTTACTCTATCGTATGCCATTACTTTATATTTTGAGCGTGGTAGTAGTACTGCCCTCCTTCTCTTGGCTGGAATGCCAAGCGCATTGCTTCTATGCTAACCACGCTTATAATTACTACAAAGATAATTCTTTTCTTTGTTCCATTGTTATTTTTTCTCCTTTATACATTCCTGCTCCCATTTCATCAATCTTTGAAAATGGTAATATAGGAACGGTTATTTTGCAGGATTTGTCGATTAGGTAAATATAGCGGAGTTGGAAACCATTTAATGGCTTCGCTCCTACTCTTTTGAAAAAATCCCCTACACTTTCATTTACTTTTTTGCCATATCTACCATTTGGATTTGTTTTAGCTGTTATATCATCTCCGTACTTTAATCCAAAAACTAAACTCGCTACTTTATCTCCGTTTGGCATTTCATAGATAGATTTATTTACATTTATTTGGGTAAGATAAAACCCACTTGCTCTGTATATTGTACCATCTCCGCTTTGACAACCATCGCTAAAACTTAATAACCATTTTATATGTGGTGCATTTTTTTTAATTAGCTTTATAGCAATAGCCATACATCTGCTTTCTGAATTTTTAGGCAAATAATCATCAAAAGCCATTCTGTTTAACTCTAAAAAGCTATTCCAGTTTTGGTTTTTTTCTTTTATTCCTGTATCAACTAATGATAAAACTTTTTCTTTGTTAATAGGATTACCCCACTGCATCACACCGTGTAATTTTTCATCTAAAAACGCTCCAAAATGCACAATTGAAGTCATTGCAACACGACCCGAATAATGATGCTTTTTCACAAACTCATTAGCCACCTTTGCAGGTATCACTTTAACGATTATTTCCTTTGCTCTGCCCATTGCATAATGATTAAATATAGTGCGTTTCCGTTGCTGTTTTCATTTCCCATTGTTTCAGCGTATTTATATTCCTCTGTCGCTTTGATGTCTGCTATTGCGTTTTTTATCTGTTCCGCTTGTTCATCTGCTAATGTAAAAGTCATTTGTTGAAATGGTGCTTTATCTCCACTTGGCAAACTAAAATCTGTTCCAAAATCTTCTGCATTTGCGTCAAAACCAACTAAATCCAATCCCCACGCTTCCAACTCTTCATTATCCCATTCATTCGCTAAAACTTCCCAATCCCATTCTCCGCCAGAAGTATTATCTTTAATTAAAAACTCTCTTTGTTGGTCTTCTGTTAAGTCTGCAATAATAATAGGTATTTCTTTTAATCCAGCCTCTTTACACGCTTTGTAACGCATATTACCACCAAGTATAATCATATCCTGATTTACTACAATAGGTCTAATATTAAGCATTTCGGGGAAGTCTTTTATAGACTGTACTAACTTTTTAAACTTGTCGTCTTTTATAAGTCTAGGATTGTTCGGGTTAAGTTTAACCTCTTGTATTTTTACTATTTTCATAAAAACAAATATATAAAATTAATAATTCATTTTGCTAGGAATAATAACAAAAAATTGCTTTCGTTCAATTCTGTACATGGTGTTAAGCAATGTTTTAATTTCTTGATTTAATCTAGTAGATTTCCTATACCCATATTTATAAACAAATCTTTCGATTTCTTTATCTGAATATCCAAGTTGTTTAGCGTGCGTTGATATTGTATGTATCATAACTTTTGCAAGAATTTATCATTATAGTCAAATTCAAAACTTACAAATCCATCTTGTTTATCCAAGTATCTGAATGTGTATATCCAATGATACTTTAATACTTTATCAATCCATTTAGCTGGTACTTGTAAATTCTTTGATATTGCACTCAATCGAATGGGTCTGCCACTTGGTGAGACTTGTGTTTCAAAGTTGAGGTTTAAATTTACCTTATGAAGTGTTACCATAATTCAAATTCTTTTTTAAATTCCATATTTCCGTAAATTATGCCTTTTCCTTTCTGCAAACAAAAAGCTATTTTTCCATCTCGGTTAAGTTCGTAAATTCTTAACTTTTGAATTTCTGAAAGCCTATCATGCTCCTCTTTGCTTTCAATCCAAATATCGGTATAGCCCTTTTTAAAGCAATATAAATCAGGATATCCGTTTGCCGATAGCTTAATTACTTTTAAAACGGTGTAACATTTTTGACTGTAGTAATTCTTTATCTTGGTTTGAAAACTTGATGCCATATTCTTTTAAAAAAGTTGAGTTTGTATAATCTTTTTTTCCTTGAACTGTTTTGTAAATCTTTTCTTCAATGCCATTCTTTGCAAATATCCAAAAAATAGTATTTTCTTTTCGCTCTAGTGTAGTCATTCTATCTTTTGCTTGGAAGTAACTAACTGCACTAAAATCAATATTCATAAAAACTAAATGGTCTGCATTTCTTAAGCTGATCCCCTCACGACCGCTTACAATCTGTAAAGCTATATTTTTATCTGTTGTATCAAATTCGGTTAAATCTGTGGTCAGTTTTTCTTTAAAAACTGACCTAAGCATTTCCAATTCTGCAATAAATTTATAAAAAATTCCTATCTTATATCCTTGAAATTTATCTTTTATAAACTCGGCTTTTGATGTATCTATAACTCTAGTACTACCATCTTCAAACTTTATCGTTCCACTAAATAACTGGTGTGTTTTCTGCTGTAGTTTTACCCCTGTGTCTCCAAGTATTAATTTGCCATCGCTTGACTTAACCACTAAGTCTTTGTGTAGCTTTTCAATTATTTTATATGTAATAGGTTTCATTTGACATTCAAGTATATTCTCATTTACTTGTGAGTAAATCCCGCTTCTTTTTGAGTAAAAGTAAGAATATAATATCTTATTCTATGCCAAAAGTCTTTTTTCCTAGCGTCTGAATAGTCTTTTACTTGTGCATATCCTAAGTAGCGAAGTTTAATATTAACATATTCATTTGCCCACTTATAGAAGTTTGGATAATCACTAAAAGGAGAATGATTTGAAAGCCAAAATATATGATAGTATTGAGAGTATGATTCTGGAGTTGGTGTTCCCGAAAGCATTATCATAGGAATATTACCAAAACTCTTTTTAATCTCTTTAGCGTAAACCGATGGCTTGGGATATGAAGAATACCCGTGAACTTCGTCTATTATTATAATATCAAAATCGTTTGTTTCAATTTTATGTAATGATTCCCGATTGATAATAATTAACTCAAAAGAGTAGTTCATATTATCATAATCTTTTTGAATAGAAGAAAACGCTTTAATTTTAGTAATAAATAAAACATTTTTAGCTTTTTGTAAATGGCACGTTTGTAAAGCCATAATAGTTTTTCCGCAACGTACTTCTGCAAAAATACAAACTATTTTTTTCCGCTCTAATATTTCAGCAGCATCTTTAGCAATTCGTTCCTGATAGTCTCTAATTTTCATAATTAAAAATCTATTACATCATTGTCCTCAAAAACTTCATCGCTCTTTATTTCAAACCATTGTAAACCATTTGAGTTATCGCTTAAATATTCATACTTCATAAATGAACAGAATTTTTGTACCCATATATTAAACTTCTTACGTGTTAACCAGCGTTTAAAATCAGGATATTCCTCAATAAATTTGTCAAAATAAACTTTTTTATCATTTCGTGTATTTCTAGGGACGTTGTCATGTTCTTTTACAAAATCAAAAAACTCCATAGCTGTTTCAGCTATAAACTTACGCATTTTAATATTCTTAGCATTTTGTTTTATCAGCCCTGTTTTTAAAAATAACTGTAAGCAGTAGATAATATAATTGTCAAACTTTTGATAGTCCTCTAAACTCCAATCATCAAATAACTGCCTACCGAACTCATCCTCTGGAGTTAAGTCTTTCCCGTAGTATTGAGCAATCTCTAATTCATACCTCCTACGATCGTGACTGTTACCCTCTCCTCTTATTGCATAGTTAGTAGATATTATAAGTTTTGGTGATTCGTGAACGTTTAATTTTATAGCATCTTTATTTTTACGCTCTAAAGTCAAACCCTCTGTAACTAAACTAAACTTTTCTTCAAAATTAAAATTCTTAACTACATCGTCAAAAACTAATATTTTTGTATCAAGTGAAACGGTTTGATAAGGAAATGATTTCTTACCGTCAAATAACTTACCATCAATTATAGAAGTTTTTCTAATTTGGTTTATACCTTGTACAAAAACCCCCTTACCCGTGCCCCCCTCTGGGTTTTCACTTATAACCTCATCGTTTAGAATAATGGCTTTATTATTAGAGCGGTTTTTATAAGTTGATATTAAGTAACCAATAGCACACTCAATAGCTAAAGGCTCTTTATTAGATATATTGTAAACAAACTGTTTATAATCATTTTCAAATTCATCTAATTGTATAAAATCCCTATCAATTATATGGTTTTCCCAAATGTAGAAGTCAATATCAATGTAATCAATAAGTTTTATTTCGTCTTTAGATACTTCTAAAACTCCATTTTTAAAAGCTAGATATGAAATCCAACGAGTATCGTTTAACATTTTTAAATCAATGCTTTCAAGCATCAAAAGGAAATTTTCAGAAAATAAGTTTTGATATTTAGCGCAGTAGTTCCAAACTTCAAACTCTTTCTTTTTAATAAGATAATCTAAAACAAAATCCTTTATAATCTCAACACTTGTAATCTTAACTTTATTCGATTGAATGTAAACCCAAGTAGGTTTTTGGCTATCGTTAGGATAATGTTTTTTAAATCCGTTACGCTCCAAAAAGAATTTATATTTAAGTGCATCAACTGTTACTTTTTCATTACCTTTTTTATCGTAGGTAATGAACCAAAAATCTTCGTGTTCTAATACTTCCTTTATTTCATCAAAAGTACCCTCCGAAATACCGTATTTTTTAGTAACTACTTCTTTGCCTTTTTTTAAGTCAACTTTTACTTTTTCAATCTTTTGATAATCCTCGAAGTATTTAGAGTTAAATTGTCTTTTCTTATATGCGCTTTTTATAGTGGTTTTAGCCTCAATTTCTGAAAAGTCACCTATTACTACATTATTTAAAATATAACCCTCTGCGGTGTATTGGCTAACTCCGTACTCGCAAAACATACCAGCAACGTCAAATATAAAAGCATTACGTTCGCCCTCTACAAAATCTTTTTTCCAATCAAAAGACATTATTCTTTCAATTATCTTATCTTCATCTGTAACAGGTATAAGCGGAACTTTCTCGCTATTAGAATAACCAACGTCAATAAGTTTAGGTTCAAAAATTGTAGCTTCTAAATTTATGTAAATATCAGGGTCATAAGATTCATAACACACCCTATCAACATTGCTACACGATTTATCCCAATAGTCAAAATCAAATTCTTTTTGAAAAGCAGTGAAATATTTAGGATGTGTTTCTTTTGTAGCCTCTGGTATTCTTACAACGCCTTTTATACCATTACCACTTGGAGAAGTGAAAAGTAATATAAAGTGAGGATTACGCTCCAGCAGCCTACGATGTTGAAGCATAACCTCATCATTCTCATATTTATCAAAGTCAACACACATTAACCCACAATGTTTGACTAAGCTATTTCCGTTTCGCTCTGAAAATTGACCAGCAAATAAAATGCAAGGCAAATCTTGTTTTATCTCATCGGCTTCTTTTTTATTAGATGCTTTTCTAACTTTTTCAATAATATCAATAGATTTGCCAACTTTTATTCTTTGAATTATTTTATCTAAATCCACTAAATAAGGAACGTCTTTTGATTTAAATAAATTTTTAAAAACTGATACTTTGTAATCCATATAATTTTAAATAAGAAATCCGATTTATTCACTGCCTCTTACCTCAGTTTCAAAATCGGATTAATATAATGCTTTCGATGTAAGAGGTTTTTACAAAGGTAATAAATTATATTTAATAATTATAATAATTATATAAAATAAAATGTTTATTAAATAACTATATAAAAATCAAATACTTATAAGCAAAAAAAATATAGCAAACATTTTTTTAAATTTTTGACACCCCCTATTAAAAATTAAAAACTGTTTTGTAAAGGGTATATAGGAAAACGTTTAAATGTTTTCTAAATTAAATTACATACTATCTATAATTAAAAAAGCCACCTAAAAAAGATGGCTTTAATAAATTGTATTGTATGGCGTTTATTAAAAATCTAAATCGTCACCGTTATCTTTTGCGTTTTCTTGAAGTAATTCAA